GAAGAATCTAATTCAGAATATATGTACAAGGAATCTTGTGACGTATGTGGTAGCTCTGATGCTAAGGCAGTATACTCTGATGAGGGAACGCACTGCTTTAGTTGTGGTAACACAGTAAGAGGTACATTAGACACATTTAAACAATCAGGTGAAACTATGAAAAAAGAATTTAACCCAAGTTTTATTGAGTACCCTAGTTCAATTAGGGGTATTAGTAAACAAACACTAGAGAAGTTCACATATGGTGTAGTCAATGGTAAACATGTGACATACTATTATAACAACGAAGGTGACATAGTAGCAGAAAAGTACAGATCTAAAGATAAAACATTTGCTTGGTCTGGTGAAGCTAAATCAGCTACACTGTTTGGGCAGAATGTCTGGAAACCAAGTGATAGGATTAAACTTGTTATCACTGAAGGTGAATTAGATGCCCTCAGTGTTAGTGAGATTCAACAAAATAAATACCCAGTTGTAAGTTTACCTAATGGTGCTGCTTCAGCTAAGAGAGATACTAAAGCTAACTTTGAGTACCTATCTTCATTTAAAGAATTGATCATAATGTTTGATCAAGATGAAGTTGGTAAGAAAGCAGCAATAGAAGTAAGGGATATGTTTCCTTTAGGATATGCTAAGGTAGCTAAGTTACCATTGAAAGATGCTAATGAAATGTTAAAAGAAGGTAAGGGTAAAGAACTTATCTCAGCTATATTTCAAGCAGAAGTACATGTACCAGAAGAAATAAAAAGTGGAAATAAATTATTAGACCTTCTAGATAAGGTTGATAAAACAGAGCACTTTGATTTCCCAAGTTACCTACCAAACCTCACAAAGAACATGAGAGGTATGCGATTAGGTGATTTAACAATAGTAACAGCAGCATCAGGTGCTGGTAAAACAACACTAATGAAACAGCTCGAATTGCATTTCAATGATACAACACAATTCAACCAAGGTATTATACATCTTGAGGAAGGTATTAGAGATACAATGGAAGGTTTAGTTTCAGTTAAGCTTGGTAGACAACTACATTTAGAGGATGACTCTAATCAAGACGTAGCGGTTCGAGAGGCATGGCAGGAGCTATCAGAAGCTAAAGATGAAGAAGGTAATGCACGTTTAAGTATTGTAGATACATTTGGAGCTTTAGATACTGAAAAATTATATAGCATGATACGTTACTTAGCTCAAGTAGAGAACTGTAAGATAATCTATCTTGATCACATAACAATGTTAGTATCAGGGTTAGATGGGCAACTAGATGATAGAAAAGCATTAGACTTAATTATGACAAGTCTTAAGAGTTTAACTCAAGAACTAGGTATACACTTGTTTGTAGTATCACATCTAAACAATAGTACTAATGGTGCAAAAGCATTTGAAGAAGGTACTGTAGCAAATGTCAATAACCTAAGAGGTTCAGGTTCATTAAAACAACTTGCAGACAATGTTATACTACTGACTAGAGATCAGATGGCAGAGACACCACAAGAACGTAGTACAGTACAGATATCCTTACTAAAGTGTAGGAAAACTGGAATGACTGGTCATTGTGATAAGATCAGTTATAATCAGGATACTGGTATATTTATTGAGTCTACTGATACCTATGATGTTAGCGAGAATGATACATTTTAATACCCTGATTACGGTCAGACTAAGGTAAATGATATAAAGAGTATAGTAAGTAGGGTGTAAGAACTTATACTGTTGAGGGGGTGACTAGCTTCTCTTACTTTTAGATTTAAAAGTATGTAAATAATAAGAATGTAAATAATAAGAATGGGAAGAGTCCTATGCACATTGTGGTAGGAGTAAAAAGTTATCTCTTCCTATATTTCAAAGGAATTAAATGAAAATAATGGTAGCAATAAATTTAATATTAATGACATTAGGTGTTATATTTGTGGTAAGTAAACCAATCAACGTACCTAAAACAGTATCCGAACATATCATAAAATTAGAAGATCAAACAGGTTCAGGTACAGGGTTTTATATAGTTTACAGAGGTAAATCCTTTATCATAACTAATAATCATGTATGTGGTGAGTCAAAAGGTTTTAGAATTGAAGAGGGTTTTAGTAAAGTATTAGCATTAGATTACTTACATGATCTTTGTATACTTGAGAGTCCAAGGAAAACAGGGTTACATCTATCACAGATAGTACCTGAACAACATGATACTATACACACTGTAGGGCACCCATTAGGTAACCCACAGACAGCCAGATCTGGTAGATATATTGATGACAAAGAAAAATTAATATCAGGACAATTAATGAATTTCCTACTATTAGCAGTACCTGTATTTGGTGGTGCCTCAGGTTCACCAGTACTTAATATTCAGGGTAAAGTTATTGGTGTAATATCAATGACAAATACTCAGACATATGAGGATGCTCTTGCAGTACCTACTAAAGATCTAGTAAGATTTTTAGAGGAATATATTAATAACAAGGAATAAAATATGAGAATACTATTTGATTTAGAAACAGATAATTATTTAGAACATATGACAACTATACACTGTATGGTTACCAAGAACGTCGATACAGGCGAAGTAAAGAAGTTTAGACCTAGCGAAATAAAAGCTGGGTTAAAACTCTTACAAGACGCAACAGTCTTACTTGGACATAATATAATTGATTTTGATATAAGAGCTATTAGGAAATTGTACCCTAAATGGAGTACTAAGGCTTACTTATATGACACACTAATTGCTGCTAAGATTGCTTACCCTGATATTAAGGATAGAGATTTTAAAAAGCTACGTGGTGTAATGAATAAAGCTCCTCTTGATAGAACAGAGGTAGAGACTAAACGTATGAGAAACATTGGTAAACACAGTCTAGAGGCTTATGGTTTACGTATGGGTCTACATAAAGGTGACTTTGGTAAAGAAGTTGGCTTTGATATATTCTCTGAAGATATGTTAGAATATTGTGTAAGGGACGTAGAAGTTAATACTAAACTATTCCTTAGACTAGAACAAGAAGATATTAGTAAAGATGCATTAGATACTGAATTTAGAGCACAACAGATCTGTTTAGAGCAGACTGAAGAAGGTTTTAACTTTAATATTGAAAAAGCAAAGATACTCAATGTTAATCTACTATCTAGAAAAATAGAATTATCTGATCTAATCTGTAAAGATTTAGGTGGTGATTTTATAATTAATCTTGGTATTAAAGTACCTAAGAGAAGTTTAAATTATAAAGATGTTACAAAAGGTAGTTACTTTAAAGGTGCTGCTTATACAAAATTAAAGATGAAACCATTTAATCCTAATTCAAGATCAGACCTATCAACTAGGTTAATTGAAAGATGTAAATGGAAACCAAAGGAATTTGGTAAAGATGGTAAACCAACACTGAGTGAAGAGATATTAGACACTTTGAAATTCCCAGTAACAACTCATATCTCTGAATATCTAATGATAGATAAGAGACTTGGTATGTTAGTTAATGGTCATGGTGCATGGATGAAACTATATAATGAAGATACTAAGAGTATTCATGGTAGAGTTAATACCCTAGGTGCTGCTACGTCAAGATGTAGTCACATGAAACCTAATCTAGCACAGATACCAGCTGTTAGATCACCATGGGGCAAAGAGTGTAGAAGCTTATTTGAAGCTCCTGAAGGTATGAAATTATTTGGTACAGATGCATCAGGTTTAGAGTTAAGAATGTTAGCTCATTATATGCACTCATTTGATAATGGTGCTTATGCTGATATTGTATTAAATGGTGACGTACATAGTACTAACCAAGATGCAGCAGGGTTACCATCTAGAGACATGGCAAAAACATTCTGTTACGCACTTATATATGGGTCTGGTATTAAAGGTCTAGCTGAAACATGTGGTACAAGTATCAAAGATATGAAAGTTATTGTTGATAATTTTAACAAAAACTTACCTGCGTTAACTTTATTAATATCTACAGTTAAAGGTGTGATAAGAACTAGAGGCTTTGTAAAGGCTTTAGATGGTAGAAAGATTTATTGTAGTAGTGAACATGCTGCTCTCAATTACTTACTACAATCAGCAGGAACAATAGTATGTAAGAATTGGATGAACCGTATACATGAGCTACTACTGATGAGATCATTATCTATGTCATTAACTGGTTTTATAGATCATAGAGACCATGTAAAGCAAGTTGCATTTGTACATGATGAATTACAAATTGTATATAATCCAGAATACATAACACATGAAGAGTTAACAAAGATTTCTAAAGATGCAATGACCTATACACAGGAAAAATTGAATATTAGAATCAAGTTAGACTCTGATAGTAACTCAGGATTTAACTATGCTGAGACACATTAATCTGAATATGCGGTACACGAAAATATAAATGTACCTACAAGCCTATAATAGATTAAACAAAGGAGAGACATTATGAGGAATCAGTAATGACAGTAACGAGGCACTGAAAGGTTAAAAACCTACCTTGCGCCTACAACCTTACAAGGGATAACGCCCCTACCTAGTAATATCGAGTTATGATCATGGTAAACGGTTAACCCTGAGTATGGTTACAAACTGCTTATATAAACAGAGGAATTTTATGAATATATTTAAACTAAAAATGGAGTTACATGCTTTATTAGATGAAAATCCACACTTAGTAACTATGCAGAAT